TAAACACAAATAGCTCAACGCTACCGCTTGTGCTTGCATTAACAGTTACAGCAGCAGAACCAGATGCAGAAGTTGCACCAGTTAGAGTTGTTAGCAAAAATGCATTTGTAGCAGTTGCGGAAACAGTGGTACCAGCTACAACACCAGAAACAGAAATGCTTAGAGCATTGGAAGCTGTTACTGTGTCGCCTGGAACTGGAAGGGCAATTGCTGTAGCAGAAGTAGTACCACCGCTAGCAGAAGCTCCAGCAACTGTCAATGTTTGGGTATTTGCATTTGCAGGCAACATACCAGTTAGACCAATTACTAGTGCCGTTACTAGGGCAATAGAAGTCTTCTTTAGATTCATATTTCTCCTTATTTGTTAATCTAGATTAAATCAAATCTAGCCAGATATTCTTTAACATCATTTGGCTTAGGCCTATATTTTACCATATTCTGGTCATTCTTGTCAAGCTCAGGCTTTGGCCTATCTCTAAAGGTATGAATTTCAACCTCAAGATTAAGGTTTCTAGGAGTGTGAGAAATAGCACCAAAAATAGCTCCACAAACAGCGTCTGCCAAGTCCTTGGACTTTTTGCGTGGGTGGTCAACTTTATTGGCACTCATTATTTTTAGCTCAGACAGCTCTTCAAACAATAAATCAATCATTGGCATTGCCAATCTCTCTTCATAAATTAGCATTGCCATGTCTTCATAGTGCTTTTTAGCAACTGACACAGTTTCTGTTCTTATTCCAATTGCCTTCAATTCATTCTGAATATCAAATGATTGCCAGCGGTCAAAGGATACCATGCCAATATTGAACCCAAGCCTACGCAGATTCTGGATCCATTGCTTTACTTCTGAGAGATCTACGGGACCCTCAACCTTTGGCTCCCACCAAGCAACTGCATCCACTACTACGACTGGTGCAATTTGTTCATAATCTTTAATTACCTGAATATTTACCCACTTTTCAACATGTGCAATTGCCACAGCACACTTGTCATGTTTTTGTGCAAGGTCAGCATGAACAAAATATGTCTTGTCTGGATCTGGAACAAAGCTAGACTCAAACCTCTTATAGCTGTCAATTGGATTGCGTATTGTCATTGCAGCACGAACCTTTTCTGCCTGCTTAAAAAATCTATCTGAAGAAAATGTTGGAACGCATGCAAATCTTTGCATGGCATCCCCCATGTCTGTAAAAAATGCTAACTTAAAATCATCTATCTTTCTAGTTGGGTTTACTTCCCAGGTTGGTCTTTTTAGTGCAAATACGTTGGGGTACTTATAACTAATTATATTATCTTCGTCCCACTCAATTGTTAGCGAATTACCTTCTGTTTCTGCAGGAATTTCTGGATTCATAACAAAGGTATGTGTCTTTGTGACAATCTCTTTATCTGCAATAACAGCTTCATATCTTGCAGAAATAAAGTCTCCAGGATATCTTGGGAATGACAAAAGGGCTACTTTGCCAAGGTCTGGAAAACGTGAGTCTACTGATGCACGGAAGGCTTTGTAGATGTTATCCGCAGTTTTACCCTGATCATTTCCTGTTCCAATCTCCGTAGCAAAACCAGAGATCTCGTCAAGGACTGCAAGGATAAGGTTGAGACCTTCGTGAGATTCTCTTTCGGAATGGCCTGAGTAAACTGTAATAGATTTATCAAATTCAATACTCTCAGCTTTCGCATAGAATTTTCCTGCAAACCAAGGAGACTTTTCAATCTTTGTTTTAAAGCCTTTAAAGAATACATTCTTTGCTTGCTGGGCGTTAATAGCCACGTTAATAATGTCAATTGCGTCACCGCTAGGCTTTCCAAAATACCTAGCAGGGTCTTTAAGACATAGAAGCTTATATACAATATAAGCACACGCAACCGTTGATGTAAAATCTTTACCAGATCCTTTACCAAGCTGTAGAATTACTTCATTCTTGGTATATTTATTATAATACCTTCTACCCTCAGTATCACCCATAAGGCTTATTAGATCTTCTAGCCTGTAGATTTGGCTAAGAGCCTCTACGATATCATATTGGGTTTGTGATAGTGGGGGCTGTCCAAGATAATCTTCGCCTTCAACAAATGTCTTTACATCAACTGGCTTTTCATCAAAGCTGTCTGATTTAAGTGCTTCTAAAAAATCATCAAACATCGTTGTGTACCACTGTAATTACTTCTTGCTCTTTAGAAACTGCAGATAGCCTTCTCATAATTTCATCACGTACCTCTGGGTGCTCTGCAGCAACGTCTCTTAAAATACCAACAAGGATTTCTTGCTTACGTTCAATTTCTAACATTTCTTCAGCAAGCTCTTTATTTTCTAAAAGTCCTGCCTTTTGTAGCATGTCAATGCGTTTAGATTCAATATCAAGAACTAGCTTAATAGCTGATGTCTTTGCATTTAGATTAGCTGTTGTAGTAGCATCATCTATAACTTCATATGCTTTTTGTATAAGCTTGTTATAGTGTGCATCTGCACCAACAAGAGCTTCTTTTGCACGTGCACGAATAGCTGCGTTATCTGCAGCCATGGCTCGCCATTCGTTAATATAGGCCACAACCTTCTGTCGTGGCATATCAAGCTCTTTAGAAATTTGAGTTGGCTCATTGCCAGCTAGATATTTTTCAACAACCTTGTTGACTTCGTCTAAATGCTCAATAGTCAAATCCTCAAACGACACGCTTTCTCCTTTTTCCTCTAGTTGGAATACGCTTAATTTTATCCTCACTAAAAGATCTAAACACAGAAGCTACGCCATTCATCATTTCAAAACAGTCAACCCATTGGGAACCAGTCAAATTATTCTTGGTTAGCCCAATAAATTTAAACTTGCTGCCGTGCTGTCCATGCACTTTAATTATATCACCAGCGTTAATCTCAAATCCCTGGATATTTATATATGGGATTGTTTCAAAGTAAGTTGGTTTAACGTCTGCCCTGTTTTTTCTAGACATTACGCTCCTTAGCAATCTTAAGTAAAATTAAATAACCAATCAAATCATCAATGTCGTTATCTCCAGGCCAGTCGTGGCCATTCTTAATTCTAGATAGCTTGTCGTCAATTCGGACTAGTAGTTGTTCTACTGCATCTGCCTTAGAAAATACCCTGGTAGGATTAAGGGCAGAATCCCCATAAGACTTATTTTTAGCAATTAGCAAATCTGAAACTTCTTTAGATATTCTTTCAATATCCTGCTGGGTTTGTGTTTTCATCTGTTGGCCTTATGTCTAATCTTTTACCACAATTGTGGCATGTTGTATATGTAAGTCTAGTAAATGGACAGGACGCAACCCTTGATTTTTTATGGCTACAAAATGCACGAACAAGTGTCCACTTTATAACCTTGGCAAAGTGCTTTATATACCTCATCGCCTAGACTTTCTTAAACCAAACTTAGCCAAGTATACATAGATAGTTTCTACACTGACACCACATTCCTTTGCAATGTCTTCTGGGCTTTTCTTATCTAAGTGATATCTTTTTTTTAACCATGTTTGATTTGTATATAGTTTAGCAGAGTTGGCCATGTTTGTCAATCCCCCAACTTTTCCCAGTTGTTTAAAGAGTAGTGTCCAATGCCAATTGCGTCTGCAATATCATTATCACTAATATCTAGATCATAGTTAATATTAATAAAGTTTATTGTTTTTTGTTTTCTAACTTCTCTTTCATTTTGCTTATACCAAGACTCCGATTTATTTGGATTGGCTTTTCTCATTAAAATTTTTGCATCCTTTGTGAGCTTGCCATTCCCAATATAACTTTGCCAAGCTATTGGGTTGGTTCCTTTAAATATTTTAACACCTGCCAAAGATGCACCAGCTAAAATGGCACCTTGCACCATAGAAAGTTCAGACATGGTTTTGGGGCTGTTGATAAACACCGCTCGTTCAATTACAATTGCTTCTGGATTAAGATCTTGTATTACAGTAACTACAGAAACAATTGCACTTGCAATTTTTTGATAAACATCTTTTCCAGAAAACTCAACCTTGCCACTTGTTACTAATTGCTTTCCCTCAAATACTGCATATGCAATACTTGTTGTGCTAGCATCTATAGACATTATTCTGTTTGGAACATAAATAAATTTATTCAGATTTACCATTTAGCAAACCCTTTATTTCTTTTAATGCCTTTTT